GCTACTTTACATCCTTATCCTAGAGCAACTGATCCTGCAAGTGACAAATGGTTGTTTATCAAGAATGTAAGTGATAGTCAATTTGAAGTTGATATTTTACAAGGAACAACTCCTACAAATACAACAACTCATACTTATGCAGGTTCTATGGATAATTGTATTATCCAAGGAGATCCACTTGTTGCTCAAGCAATTCCTATTGATGCTGTAACAGGAAGTACTATTACTATCAATGCTTTAGATGGATATACACCTTCATTCACACCAAACCATACTTTAGATTCTGTATCTACATCTCAATTTACACCAACTAATGCAGTTTACGATGGATCTACAGGTGAGATAGCAATAACAGTTGCTACCACTACGTTTACTCCTTCTACTGTTGCTTACAATGCAATAACTGGTGAGATGCAAATGACTATCGGAAGTCATAGTTTAGCAGTTGGAGAAGAGATATTAATTGCTGCCAACTCATTAACATTTACTTGTGATTTCAATGGAGATGGAAATACTACAAACAAAACATATCCTAGAGCAACAGGTGCAGCGACTCCTACTGGTTCTGACTTTGCGTACAATAATCATTTACAGATTACTGATACAACAGCAACAACAATTACTGTTAACGTAAATGGTGGTGGAGGAGCAATTACTGATACAACTAATCATGTATTCGTTTCTGCAACTGCTGATGCTATCAGTGTTTCACATGGAATTAAAACTGGAGAGAAAATTAAGATTGCTGATAATGGTATTACATTTACATGTCTTGAAGATAGTAATGCGACAAACCATCCATATCCAAGACCAACTGATCCTGCTAGTGGTAGATGGTTAGATGTTGTTGCAACTACAAATAATACATTCACTGTTCAAGTATTAGATGAAATCCCATCAACAAATATTACAGCACATACATTTGTTTCTGCTACAACAAATGCTATTACAAGAGCGATAATTTCAACTGGTGGTAACTACAAACATAAGTTTATATCTGGTCTTACAAATGGAGTTAGAACAGGTGGTGACTATACTCATACATTCGTTTCTGCAACTACTAATGGAATACATGTTGCAGGTGACTCAGTATACCTTGAGGATAATTCAATAAGATTTACTTGTTCTCAAGATAATCATTTAACACAACATGATTATCCAAGAGTAACTGATCCTGCAAGTAAGCATGTAATGGAAGTTAAGACTGTAGATAATGATAGATTTGTAATTAACGTTGGTAAGTCACCACAAGAAAAACGTTACGATCATTTATTTGTTAGTGCAAATGCTAATTCTGTTATTAAGTCTAAGTATCAAATTACAAATTGTTCTGATGTTTATACAACTACAAATAACTTAATTGATATTCTTAGAGATACAATAACTCAAGCTGCTTTACCATCTCCTGTAGATCATCTTGCAACTATTACTGATCTTCTTCCAGTACAAGAGTTTGTTGGTGGTAGAGTATACTCATATCTTGAGGTTCCATTTAAGATCACTTATGAAGATGATGCTCAGGAAATGGTATACACAGATAGAATCGATGTATTCAGTCGTTACAGATTCCGTGATGCTGCTAATTTAATTCGTCAGAACACAGGTGCTATTGTAGATAAGGCATCATATGATATGTTAGTTCGTTATCCTGCTCTTTATCAGGATATGCCTAGAAACCAAGGTGGTGCATCTACAGATGGAATTGAGCGTTGTAAGACTGACCTTACACAGGTTTGTGGTGGAGTTGCTAATGATATAGAAAATGGTGGTAATGATAATGTTATTACTGCTGCAGGATTCTACATTGGTGCTAATAATATGATCCAACATATTAGATTACAGTTACCACAATCTATCTACGTTCACGAGCGTTTAATATATTACTTAAAGCAAGCAATAGATGGAACTTTAACAACTGATAATACAGAAAATCTTATTGTTGGAGATTGGGGTATTACAAATGATGATAGTGTAACAACCTACGATGTATATGGTGCAACTTATGATGCAGGTTCTGGTGATTTAACAATGACTCTTGCATCAAACACTGGATCATATAGTGTTACTGGTGCAGTTTATAATCCAACATCAGGTGATTTAACACTTACAATCGGAACTCATACTTTAACAACCAATGACAAGGTTGGAATTGCTACTGAGTCATTAGTCTTTACTTGTGATTACAATAGTAATGGCAACCAAACTCAAAAGAGATATCCTAGATCATTCGGTGCTAATACTACAAATGGTGCTGATTATGCATATAATCAATTCCTTGATATTACTGCAGTAAACCAATCAGGCGGTACAATCACTGTTAATGTTAATGGTGGTCAAGGTGCAATTACAGACACCACAACTCATAACTTTGTATTGACCCCATCTGCTACAAACGCTGTAACTGTTGGACATGGATTTAGTGCAGGTGATAGTTTACAAATAGGAAATGAAGCATTAACATTTACATGTTCAATGGATGGTAACGTTTCTAATAAAACATATCCTCGTGCAACTGACCCTGCATATGGTAAGTCACTTACAATTACAAATGCTACTGCTACAACTGTAACTGTTAATGTAGGAACTACTCCAGAAGTTAAATACACACCAACATTTGCAACTTATAACGCTCAAAGCGGTATAATGGTTCTTACTATTGGTAACCACAATTTACAAACTGGACAACCAATTAAGATCAATGGTGGTGCATTGAAGTTTACTTGTGAGATGGATGGAAATGAAGCAATCAAATCTTATCCAAGAACAACTGATCCATTCTATGACAAACCTATTGATATTACTGCAACTACAGCAGATAGTATTCAGTTAAACGTTGGAACAAGTCCAATAGTTTTACATAATGTTTCTAATGCTACTTACAATCCTACTACAGGTGTAATGGTATTGACACTCAATGTAAACCACGGATTAGTTGCTGGTACTAGCATTAGACTTGCTGCTGAATCATTAGTCTTTACTTGCACATTAGATGGTAATACAGTTCAGAAATCATATCCTCGTTCTACTAGTGCTAATACAGGAACAGGTGCTGACTATGCATATAATACTGCAATCAATATTGATTCTGCAGATCAAGCAGCAGGAACAATTACTATTAACGTAAATGGTGGACAAGGTGCTATATCTGATACATCAGCACATACATTTGTTTCTGCTAATTCTGGTGCTGTAAGATCTGGTGGTGATTATGTTCATACATTCTACTCTGCAGATACAGAATCTGTAATAGCAGGTGGTGAATACACTCACGTATGGGCAGGTGGTACTGCTACAGATGCAGTTAGTGTTATCGGTGATTGTGCAGATGTTAAGACTAATATTGAATCATTAATAACAACAGTTAATGATATAATTGCACCTACTGGAAAAGATTTTGATACTGCAGGTAATAGACTATACTTCAACAGAGAACTTATTGCACAAGATGTTACTTCTAATATGGTGCAGGAGTTTACATATCAAGCAGGTCCTACAACATACTATGGATTCCAATTTGGTGGTAATAATTTATTAGATACAGAATTCCAAGCTGATGTAGAACTTCTAGTTAAGTCATTAATATCTGACTTACAAACTGGTGGTAATAATAGTTCTGTTAAGGCACTTGAAGATACCTATCTCAATGCAGATGGAACTCTTCATAGAATTGAAGATATGGTTATGGCAACTGTATTTGGTATGGAAAAACTTAAAGAAGTTGGTCGTGAAGTAATTAGAAATAATGTATATAACGCATTTGAGAGTCAACCATTTGGTGCATATTCAACACAATCTGGTTTCACTGCATATAGAGATACAGAAGAAACAGTTGATATAGATGCTGTTGTTGGAGAATGGAATAATCTTCTTGATCATGTAATTGAGTTCTTCTCACCTGGTCAAAAGATTATGAGAAGTGGTATGAAACAAATACTGTTTAATTCAAACTACTATAAGAATGAATTAAACAATCTTGTTAATACTCAGTTTGGTAATGGTCAGTGGATTTATAATGATTTTGTAGATGAGTTACTTGGAAATATGATCCAAGATTCTATTACAACTGATGTATCTCATATGCAAGATGCATATAGATTAACTCTTACAAGTGTAACTGGAGAGTTTAGAGTTGGTGAAGTTGTAACTGCTGCAGGTGGTGGATATGCTACGATTCTTGAATGGGATAGTAAAGATAGACATCTTTATATTAGTTCATTCCTTAGCGGTACAATCTCTGGTGGTGAAACTGTTACAGGTCAAACAGGTGGTGCTGCAACTGTAACTACTGGTGGAGTTGGTAAGAAATTTGACTGGTATACACATCCTGCAAACGTAGAAATTCTTAGAAATGCAAGATTAATTAGTTCTAGTGTTCAAGATCAATTAATAGGTCAAAACGTTGGATATAATTATCCAGAAGATTTATCTAGTGGAAATACACTTACTAATTTAACAGTATCAGCAGACGTAACTGCTGCTCCTGATAATGCATTAAGTGCTGATAAACTTGTTGCTACCACAACTGTTGGAGAACATTTTGTATTTAATAATTACAGTTTGAATGCGTTTGAAACATTTGACTCTGGTAACGTTACCTTCGATACTAGTGGAGAAACATTTGATACTGGACAAGTAGGAACTCAGGAATCTCAGCAATTTACTTATTCTGTATTCTTGAAGCAAGGTGAATATACTAAAGCACGTTTCATGGTTTCTCTTGATGAAGATACAGCTCAAAGACAGCAAGCATTCTATGATATTGATTTAACAAATGGAACTACAGGTAGTATATTCCAACCTCAAGGTGGTCTTACAATAGATGCATCTGGAGTTATACCTTATGGTGGAGGATGGTATAGAGCATACATTACAATTACATGTTCATTCGGTTTCCAACAACTTCGTCAACAAGTACAAATTAAGAATGCTACTGGTCAAACTAGTTTTGCAGGTAATGCATCTGATGGTTTATTTGCATGGGGTCAAAAGTTAACTAAAGGATTAATTGATCCATATGCTGCTACATCTGGAGATGTATTCTATGCTGATACAGAGTATAACATTAAGACATACACAATCGATAAATTAGAAAATTGGATTTATGATGCATTAAAAGATCAATTACTTAATCCTTCTCCAGAGTCAGGTTTCGTACCTTACTTTAGTGATAGTGATGCACAGAATTATCATCCAGATTCAGTTCATAGATTAGTAAGATATAGTTTAGATATTATCCGTAATCAATTATTAAATAGCACTTACTATACTGACATTATTGTTCAAAATGGAATAGTTGCTCCTGCTAAAGATTATGGAACATTTGATATTCCTGTTGGATTAGCAGGTGGTCTAAACAATGCTGATTACTTATATGGTTTAGAAAGTGGTTCATATGCTGAACTAGAAAAAGTAACTATGAACGAAGGTGAAGTCGTTCAAGTATATCAAAGATTCCGTATTGATGCTAATATTGTTGATGGTCCTTACTTCATGAATGAAGTAGTTCAGAAACAAGGTGATAGCACAGTTACAGGTATTGTTTATGGATTCTATGAAGATGATAACTTCAAATATCTTGATGTTGCAGTTACTGGTGGAACATGGACAGTATTAGATTATGTTGTTGGTGCAACTAATACAACAACTGCACAAATTAATGCTATTGAAGATAGGATACAAATCACTGATCTTATGGGTGAGTTCACAGATAATATTCCATTCAAGGGATATGATTCTGGTGAAACTGCAATTCCAACTGGATTCTTAAAAGCACAAGCTGCTGTTACTGACAATAGTGGTGGTAAATTAACTGTTGATACTGAAACATTAATAGGTACATTTGAAACTACTGCTACAATATATCCTGAGCAATCTAAATTGTTTATTGATGTTACTAGGTATGAAGGATTAGATGTATTAATAGGTTATAGAATATCATCTGCAGGACATACAAGAATTGGTATTACAATTCAGAATAATAAAAATGTATTTGTAGTAGGTAATAAACTTAATAAGATTACAAATGGTATTATTGACGCTAACAACTTTGGTTATATTACTGAAATTGATCTTGATAATAATATTCTTTACTACATCTTAGCATCAGGAAATATTACTAATGGTGATCAGGTTGGTGATTTTGGTGTTGCTCCTGATCCACTCAATCCATTAGGACATGCAGTAATCAATACTAAGTTAGATGTTGCAGGTGCTGCTACTGCAATAATTCAAGACATTAAAGAAGTTGGTGTTAACAAACGTTTCTATCTAACAAATGTAACAGGAACATTCAGTGGTAGAGATGGAATCTTTAGTAAGGATAATTACAAGGCAGCTATCATAACTAAGACTGATCTTAAGGGACGTGTCGAACGTGCATTCAGAGGATTTGATGGATCACAAACTAACTTCAAGTTAACTATTTCAAACGGAACTCCATACTTCCCAGATCCTGCAGGACATATGTTGATATTCATCAACGGTGTTCTACAACCACCAGGTTCAGCAAATGCTTATACAGCATTCTCAGATAACATTCAGTTTACTGAAGCACCTGATCTTGGAGCATCATTCACAGGATTCTATGTTGGTAAGTTAAGACAGTTAGATGATATATCATTTGAGTTTGATTCATTACGTCAGTCATTCAACTTGAAACGTGACGATGTGTTCTACTCATTGACGCTGACTGATGGTGTTCAATCTTCTACAATCTTACCAGAAAATAATATTATTGTTTCACTCAATGGTGTTATACAGGAACCAGGCGTTGGTTTTGAATTGGTTGGTTCTAGAATAATCTTCTCTGAGATTCCTCGTGTAGGATCAACATTCGTTGCATTCTCATACGTTGGTTCTGAGGCAGACGTTGATGCTGCAGAAGTTGTACCACCAATAGAGGTTGGTGACTTTATTGATATACAAGGTGAGACTGAAGACAGACAGGTTGCTGTTATTGAATCTTCTAATTCACTTATTACATTTGATTATCTTGGATCTGTATTTGGACAGAATGCTAAAGCATCCGCGACTTTAGTATCTGGAACTATTGATAGAGTTCAAGTAACATCTGGTGGATCTGGTTACACAACTAGACCAAATGTAAGAGTTGACTCTATATCTGGATTTGATGGAAACATCCGTGCACTAATAGGTGTCGCAGGTGTTGAAGTAAGTAATGTTGGTTCTGGATATCAAAACCCAACAGTTGCTGTTGAGACTTCAGTCCCAGATGACTGGACTGCTCCTGACATAAGTCTATATGGAGAAGAACCAGTTGACCCCGAAACCCCATAAATAACTAAAAAATAGTGAGCGATGGCTAAACAAACACTAGGTCTTGGATCTGCTGCAAACGATAATACAGGTGACACTCTTCGTGCAGGTGGTGACAAGATAAACGACAATTTTAGCGAAGTATATACTGCTTTAGGAAATGGAACAAACCTAACGGTGACTCTTGCCAACCCTGCTGTTGGACATGTGTTGCGTTATAATGGTTCAACGTTCACTCCTTCTGATTATACACAGTTAACTTCTGCTCTTGACGTAAATAATAATTCTATAATTTCTTCTTCCAATGGCAATATTGTTCTTGCTCCTAATGGAACAGGTGATGTCACTATTTCTAACGGTGGTATTACTAGTACTTTTGAAGGAACTGACGGGACTATTGATTTCCCTACTACTATCAAATATAAGAACGAATATTCAGCGATAGGATCAACTCCTTCTGCTGCAACATATACTGGATATTTCTTTACTGTAGATGGTGATGATAATCCATATGTTAATATTAATATTACTGCAGGTGGTGTTGGAGATACACAAGCAAAACTTTTAACAGAGTATTCTACTCTTGGTCAAATTGGAAACGTAGATACAACATCGAATGCTCCTACTGATGGTCAATTATTAAAGTGGAGTACTTCATTAAGTAAATGGGCACCTGCAGATGATCTAGCTGGTGCAGGATCACAAAATTTATGGGAATCTATTGTTGCTGATACAGGAACTACAACTGCCGATTCTGCAACTGATTCTTTAACATTCACTGGTGGAACAGATATTGCAACTGCTATTACTGGTGATACAGTAACGATTAATTATACTGGAACTCCTGTAACAACATTTGCTGCTCTAACTGATACTGATCTATCAGGAATAGTTAAAGGTGATGCAATTTATTGGAATAATACTGACTGGGTTGTATCTAGAAGTCCAGTTATTTGGTGGAACTTAAACTCTAGTGGTGCATCTGATTACACCTTCTCTGGTCCTGGTTTTACTGGTGCTGTAAATGACCCAACTCTTTATGTTTATAGAGGATTTACTTATATCTTTGATAACTCAGTTCAAGGTGGTGCTCATCCATTTAGAATTCAAAGCACACAAGGTTTAACTGGAACTCCATATGTGGCAGGTCAGTCAGGTAGTGGATCCAATATTCTTTATTGGACAGTTCCATTGGATGCTCCTGCAACTCTTTATTATCAATGTACACTCCATTCTGCTATGAATGGAACAATCAACGTAGCGGTATAGTAAATGGCAAGAACAGTTCCTGGTTCTGGTGCTGTCATTGAACCAATTTTCGATGAGATTTTTGGTGTTCGTGCGGTAGAAGTCACAGATGGTGGGAGTGGATACTCTGTATCTGATCCTCCTCGTTTGACTATAACTGGTTGTGGAACTCCTGATGTAGAAGCATTATTATATCCTATTATTGATCCTGACTCAGGAAAAATTATACACGTTAGAGTTCTGAGTAGAGGTAGAGGATATGATCCATTAAGATTACAGATAATTCCAGAACAAGAAACTCCTAATGTTGTAACGTCATTTGATATAAGAAGAATATTTCAATCTCATCCTAATAGTCCTACTACATCATCTTTTACAAGTGATAGACTTAGGATAGTATCTGATAATCATCCTAAACCTTCACAACATATATTTGCTGAAAGGGAACCAGGTGGTTCTACTACAGTTCTTGATAGATCTTTTGATCAGACTTTTATCTATAGAGGTGGTAAAGATGTTCCTCATCCAGATGCTGATAATAGACAATATCAAGGTGATAAAGCAACAGGCATTATGGCAAATGGTGTTTTGCTTCATACTCCTGAGTGGGGACAAGATGGAAATCCACCACCAGGATTTACTATTGATGCTGTAAAATATCCTTATATTAAAAATAATAATGCATATGATGCAGTACTTGATAAT